CGCAGTTTCGCAGGATTTCGATATGTTTTCCAACCCATTCGATAGACGGAGCCACAGTGAAAGAGATCGCATCAGCCTTGGTCAAGGCGCAGAAAGCCTTCGGCCCAGCCCTCAAGACCAGTTCTAACCCCCACTTCAAGAGCCGCTACGCAGACCTCGCCGCCTGTGTGGAAGCGGTGATCGACGCCCTCAACAGCAATGGCGTGGCGCTCATCCAGCAGACGCACGAGTGCGAAAGCGGCGTGATCGTGGAGACCGTGTTCGTCCACGAGAGCGGAGAGACCTTCTCGGCAGGGAAGCTCCATGTCCCCGCCTCCAAGCACGACGCCCAGGGCTACGGCTCGGCGCTCACCTACGCCCGTCGTTACAGCCTGATGGCGGCGTGTGGCATCGCACCGGAAGACGACGACGGCAATGCCGCTACGGCGTCCCCTCCGAAGGCGGCGCCCAAGGCCCCGGTCAAGACCGTGGGCGAGAACGAGATCAGCACGATCACCAACCTGGCCAAGGCCGCGGGGGTCGAGCTCACTGCCATCGCTGGCGCGTATGGCATCCCAAGCATCAACGATCTTCCTCTGTCGAAGACCGCTGAAGTAGTGGCGCGTCTTCAGAAGAAGGCCGCTGAATCCACCAACAAGTAATCCAGGAGTTTCCTAAGTGTCTGCAACCTACAACAACCAAATCGAAATCGTCATCTTCGAGAACACCCGCCGTACCACGGACAAGCATCCGCACGAGACCGGCACCGTGACCTTCCCCGATGGCACCAAGTACCAGGTCGCCTTGTGGAGCAAGGTCAGCAAGAACGGCAACCCCTTCAAGAGCGGGACGCTCAAGCTCGACGACGGTCGCTACGACAAGAAGGGTGGCGGCAACGGCGGTGAAGTGAAGGTGGACTTCTAATGGCCAAGTACGAAGCAACCACAGGGCGGATGTGCTTTGCCACTGCGCTCGATTGCCTCAAGCGCGGTAGCCGTGTGGCGCGTACGGGATGGAATGGCAAGGGCATGTGGGTCGAGCTTCAGACGCCCGATACCCACAGCAAGATGACCCTGCCATACCTGTACCTCAGCTACCCCAAGGACGCGGCAAACACGCCAGGAGCTCGTGTGCCCTGGCTTGCGAGTCAGACAGATCTCTTGGCGGAAGACTGGGTGGAGGTGTTCTGATGAATCTCACCAACATCCACGGTCTGCCCGACGCCCTGGTGAACGCGATCAAGAACGATCCGTACACCGGCGGCGGTGACATCTCCGTGACCAAGCTGATCGACTCGCCTCGCAAGCGAGTCCTTGGCAAGCGCTACAAGGATCTCGTGACGGTCGATGTCTCCGAGATGCTTTGGGCGCTGATGGGTCAGGCGACACACACCGTCCTCGAGCGGGCCAAGACCGACGCCCTGGTCGAGAAGCGCCTCTTCGCAGAAGTCGATGGCTGGCAGGTAAGCGGCCAGTTCGATCGTGCCCACATCGAGGATGGGGTCATGCAGGACTGGAAGGTCTGCTCCGTCTACAAGGCTAAGGGCGACGAGAACTGGGAGCGTCAGCTCAACTGTCTTCGTTGGCTGGCGCACAAGAACGGGATGAAGGTTGACCGTCTCCAGGTGGTTGCCATTTTCCGTGATTGGAAAAAGTCCGAAGCCCTTAGACAAAGTGACTATCCAGGTCAGGCGGTCATGACCATCGAGGTTCCGGTATGGACTTTGGAGGATGCGGAAGCCTACGTACGCACCAGAGTGGAGCAACACAAAGCTGCGGAGAATCAAGATTTACCACTCTGCACTGATGAAGACCGTTGGTATTCCGGCACATCGTTTGCCCTGATGCGCCCCGGTTTAAAAAGAGCCAAAAAAGTGGCGCAGACCAAGGAGGAACTGGAGCCAGTGCCGGACGGGTACTTCATCGAAGAACGTCCAGGGGTCAACCGCCGTTGCGAGAGCTACTGCGATGTTGCGCCGTTCTGCGAACAGTTCCAAAAACTAAAGGAACAGCAAGGAGAAGCAGCAAATGATGTCGATTAAAGAAGCCGCCGAGTATCTCGGTATCAGCGTCTTCTCGCTTCGCAAGCTAGCTCGTGAGAAGCGCCTTCCCGCTGGGAAGGTTGGTCGCCAGTGGCGTTTTCGCCAGGCGGATCTCGATGAGTTCCTGCGCAAGCAGTACGGGCAGGAGATTCGAGATGCAGCCTAATCCGCTTGAGGTTCAGGTAGGTGGGGCGCACTACAAAGACCTGGCTATCCAGCCGGTCGAGTACGTCTACCACAACAACATCGGCTACTTCGAGGGCAACGTCATCAAGTACGTCACTCGTTGGCGTGACAAGGGTGGCGTTGCCGATCTCGAGAAAGCCAAGCACTACATCGAAATGTTGATTGAGTTTGAAAGGAAGAAGCAGTGACAGTCGTAATGAATCCCGACCTCGCACAGCAGGGCGCAGAGACCGGGGCTCTCGTAGCCGCATCCCATGCAGACCGCCAAGTCGATGACTGGTCTGTGGTCGCCCTTCTGCTCTTCAAGTACTACGCCCGTATGCACCCCGAAGGTTTCATGACCGAGGACGTGCGTGCCTGGGCCGACAAGATTGGCGTCGAGCCTCCGCCGGACAACCGTGCGTGGGGCTGGGTCGCCAAGAAGCTCGCCAGCGAAGGTGAGATCTACGCCGCTGGGTATGACAAGCAGAAGTCTGCCAACTGTCACGCCTCCCCTAAAACTGTTTGGAAACGCAAATGAACATCACCCTTACCCTGACCATCGACCAAGTGAACATGATCCTCCGTTGCTTGGATCAAGCGCCTCACTCCCAGGTGCGCCAGCTTTTCGACCACATCATTGCCGAGGCCAGCGCCCAGCAACAGAAGGCTGCTCAGCCCGTCACCGTGGAGGTGAAGGAGTGAACAACTTTGATCGCACCGCCGCCTGGCTCAAGGCTTGCGGCAAGACCCCTGGGGATCCGGCTGACCTCACCGTCCAGATCGGGTGCCACATCGAGGAGTTCCTTGAGTTCCTCGATTGCCTCGCCATCGGGGATCCCAACACGCAGTCGGTTCTGTCGATGGGCCGGACCGACCTCGCGTGGGTGGCCAAGAAGCTCATGTCACGGGATACCGTGGCCATCATCCCGCCGACCTACCGCGAGGCCGCGCTCGATGCGCTGTGCGATGCGGAGGTCACCGGCAACGGTGTGGCGTATCTCGCTGGGTTCCACAAGAGCGAAGCAGATGCCGCCGTGCTCGATAGCAACGACGCCAAGCTGGTGGACGGCAAGCCCGTCCTCAAGCAAGGCGGAAAGATCGCTAAGCCAGAGGGCTGGAAGCCGCCCAACCTTCGCATGTTCGTATGAACCAGGAGGACAAGTGGGCCAAGGAACTTCGTGAGGCCCGCCTGAAGATGCTCAATCGAGTCCGGGAAGCCGCTCGGTTGAGCTCTCCGACCCGCCGCCGAGCTCTCTACGAAGAGTGGAGGAAAGAGATCGGTGACGTTGCGGCAAGGGAACAGGCAAAGCTAACCGAGGCAATCCGAGCTGGTCGCATCCGGCTCAAATCATTCGAGGATATGGTCAAGTGAAAGCACTAGCAGAAAGCATCCCGTCCGTTCTTGTCCTGATCCTGCTCATGATCCTTGGTTGGATCGGCGTGGGTTTGATCATGCGGCTCATCGTCTTCCTGTTCTGCGTGGGGTACGGCTGCTCATGAGTCAGGACGAGATCGAGCGTCTGCTTGAGCGACTCAAGGAGACGGTTAACAGAGTGCCCGATCGGGTCCGCAACGGCGGGGTCATGGAGACCAGGTCGTGGATCCGCGAACGGGATGAAGCGGCGAAGCTGCTGAAGAAACGAAACGTGACGGCGACAGAGGTTCTGAGCGCCCTCAACAGATTGCAGTAAGGAGTACGAGTTGTCAGAAAAGAAAGATCTTGCACCGGTAGAGGATCACACGGTCTATGTCCACGGACAGATCACCTACGTCCCCCACTACCGCTTCCCCCACATCTACGTGGGCCCCGGCTACCCGAAGCACAACGCCAAGCACTGGGGCGCTAAGGAGCTCGAGTCGCTCGGCGCCAAGCCGCAGAAGGCGATGCTCTGGCAGCGTCCTAAGCACACCTTCCAGGAGGCCGCATGAGAGAGAACGTCGAGACCCTGCCCAAGCGGGTGTCCATGTCGGACATCCTGGCCAAGGTCGTGAACACCGAGTACCACCTTCTGCCTGGCACGACGACCACGATCTGCCATATCACCTTGCAGAACGGATTCATCATCCTTGGCCAAAGCGCCTGTGTGGATCCGGGCGAATACAACCAGGCCCTGGGTGAGAAGTACGCCTTCGAGGATGCAATCGACAAGATCTGGCAGCTCGAGGGCTACCTCCTGGCAGAGCGGCGCTACCAAGCGGCCCTGAAGTAATCGACGGGGGGAAAGGTCGGGAAGCTAGCACCCGTCAGGTGTGAGGGAGGCTGGGACTACCTAGCCTCCAAGTCCGGACCTCACCAGGCGACGGGCCGACCGAGTACCCCCACCTCCATTAATCGGATTGTGTTGAAAAGGTCCGTTGATAGGCTTAAGCTATTCATGCGGTCTACGACGGGCAGAGGAGCATTTCAGTGAGCATCTACCGTCGTGGTAATACGTGGTGGTATAGCTTTGGCATCAAGGGCAAGCAGTACCGTGGTTCTTGCAAGACCGAAGACGAGAAGGAAGCGCTGGAGTTCCACGATCGTCTCCGTGCTGAAGTCTGGCGCGGTCGGCTCTTGGGTGACAAGCAGCGCCGCACCCTGGCCGAAGCCATTGACCGGTACGTGAAGGACAATGGCGATAAGAAGTCGATCCGTGATGATCTGCGGTCGGCGGCTTGGTGGAAGGAACAGTTCAAGTCTGCCAAGGTCGTGTACTTCACCGACCTCACCGCCGAGATCATCCGCGACATTCGTGACGACGAGCTCGGTCGGCCTGGGAAGAAGGGGCCGGTCAAGCCCGCCACGGTGGATCGGAAGCTGGCCTTCCTGCGGTCCGTTCTTCGGGCGGCAAAGCTGAAGTGGGAGTGGGTTGAGGACGTTCCCTTCGTCGAGCTCTACAACGAAGACGAGGAGGTCGGGCGGTACCTCGAGCCCCACGAGATCGAGCGCCTGGTTAGGGTTCTCCCTGAGCCCTTCAACTACATGGCTCTCCTCTCGGTGGCAACGGGACTGCG